GCATGAGCGACTGCAAGAAGATAGCAACATCAGAGTTCGACGAGCTCAGGCAACAGTATGATAAGACCATAGAGACGCTTCAAAAGCGTGACCAAATAAGCCAGATATCAGACGTATGGAAACAAACAGGTGCGGCAATGATGTTAGGTATGCAGCAAGGCATACTGTCTGCACAGCAGTCTGTCATTGATACCGCAACCAGTGGAGCGAACGCAGTGCTTGCGGCGGTCAAGGGGGTATATGATATACACTCCCCTTCAAAGGCATTTGAGAATATATCGAAAATGAATGCGCAGGGTGAGATCAAAGGCTGGAAGTCATCAGAGGACGATATCATCAAAGCCTATACCAATACTGGTGACAAGATACTGTCAGAGAATATGCGAAATACATACAGCGATACGAATAGGGTCGCAAGGTCGGTATATAATGGATCATATGCCCACAGTATCACGCAGAAAGCAGCAACAAGCGCCACAGAAAACACGCAGGTCGTCCCAACAGTCAGACAAATGCCAGAGACTATTCATAACGTGATAGTATTCCCGAATGGGAAAGTGATTGCAGAGGAAACAGTTCCATTTATAGATGTAATGCTTGGCGAAAGAGCTGCGAGAAAGAAAAGAGGTAGTGCAGTATGACACGACAAATCAGATTTAATGGCAAAAAGTCGTATGAGGATTTTAAAATCAGAATAATCAGTGCAACAGTTGCAGAGCCGAAGAAGCGTGAGATCAAAGTGACTGTACCTTATCGCAACGGCAGTATTGACCTGTCTGACTATGACGGCAATTTTTATTTTGACGACACCGAAGTATCATACAAGATGTTCGTATCTGATACAGAACCTGTCACACTGCTCCGCAGGATTGAGAAGATCAAGAGCTGGTTATGTGAAGCTCCACAGCAGAATATCTATGACAACTATTCCGAGAACTATCATTTTGTCGGCAAGTGTAGAACTGTTGAGACCAACCTTGGTGAAGATGACATAACAGCTACTCTCGAGGTCACTTTCGATGTAGCACCATATAAGGTCTCTGACGACTTTGCAGACACAGCGTGGGACACTTTTTCATTCGATGATGATTGCCTCAATCAGATGCCTCTCTCCTGCATAGCACACAAAGACGGCTATCATTCCCAGCCGGGGGTACTATACTTCTATTCTTATGCCAAAGATGACATAGTTCCGAGCTTAAGGTATCACAAAAATGCTAACGATAAGGACAAACGAGGATTGACAATGCTTGATCTCAACGGTCATACCCTCACAGAAAACCTATACAAAGAAACTGAATCAACGTTTAGAATGCAAAATTTCGTCGTCAAACCTGGCACAAATGTCTTAGCTCTATACGGATCTGGTTCACTTGAAATCGAACTGGTGGAGGAAATACTATGTTAGTTACACTCGATGATGCAAAGACGCTTCACGAAACTGGTTCTGTCAGAACCAACAAGCTGACAGGAACCATCGCCAAAGAAATAAACGCTATTGACACATTTACGTTCAACATATATCCCGACAACAGCTACTACTCCGATTTAAAGGAACTGACATCGTTGATAAAGGTTTACGACAAGGAAAGTCTGATATTCGATGGCAGAGTACTGACGATATCACCATACATGACTGATAGTGGCGAGATTGGCAAGCAAGTTGTCTGCGAGGGCGGTTTGTGTTTTCTGAAAGATAGTGTACCAATTATCAAACAGTTAAAGTGCACAATAAGAACATACATAGCCACACTACTTTCAGCACACAATAAATCTGTTGAAAGCTACAAGCAGATACATATTGGCAATATTAACTGTTCACAAGTGCAGCATACATTTAATCCAGGATATGAAGACACGTTCTCAGAATTGACGAAAAACCTGATTTCCGGTGAAGATATCAGAGGTGAAATGAGGGTGCGCATCGGCAAAGGAGGCATTAGATTTTTCGACTTCATAGCAAACGAATTTTCAGAGTTCAGCAATAAAACGATACAACTAGGAAGGAATATGCGATCTATCACGCAGGCGATAGACCCAAGTGAGATCATCACAAGGCTGTATCCGTTAGGTGCTGTCATCAACGATGATACGGGCGAACGTGTGACGCTTTCGGGAGCAACGAAGTATATTGACAATGACCAGCTGATAAAGCGGTACGGAGTACACGCTGGAACTATGGTATTCGACAATATCACCACTCCAGGCGCATTGTCTGGAGCCGGCAGAGTATGTGCCGGAGCACTAAAAGCAGCAAAAGTTCAGTATGAGGTATCGGCTATTGACATTGATAAGAAGCTAGACGGCTTTGCAGTTGGCTGCAGGTATCGCGTAGTCAATAGCTACCTTGGCATCGACGAGGTATTGAGGTGCATCGGCACCAGCATCGACATCAATGACAGATCACAGAATGTGCTGACATTTGGCGACAAGATTGACACGATTAGTGGAATGTCAGCAAGAAAATAGGAGAAATGATTATGGCAAAAGCAATTGATATAAGTTTAGAGGTCACACAGGTGGCAACAGCATATACAGGTCGAGACGTCCGACAGGCTATTGTCGACGCATTGAACGCCACACAGAACGCAATCAATGAAATGAATATGCCAGCAGGATCTCAGACCCTTATCGTACCGTCAGAGACGGCACTGGCCACAACGACTTTGAATCTGCCGTTCACACCGACTCAGAACACGCAGATCATCTGTAGTCTGCGGGAGGTGTCGGCACCAAAAGTGAGAAGGCTATGTGTAGAAACATTTTTCACAAGCAACAATTTGATAGTAGCGCTGACGAACGCAGAAAGTGCAAGTGCTACCGTTCCACAGGGTGAATACATTATTGACTGGATCGTAACGAAGCCATAGAAAGGAGGAATATCAATGCACATAAAAATCAACGAAGACTACAATGTAGTCGTGAACACGGCCCTTTTGGGCTACGTCGGTGAAACAAATGCAAGACCTGTGTCGGTCGAGGGCATGGAGATAGACGGTGCAGACCGCTATGTGCTAACGATAGACTACGGCGATGGTGTGACGTATGAGGTCGATATCACAGGCGGACAGTGGACACCTACGGCTGATATCTTACGGTCAGCGCAGACAGTCAGCTGTCAAATATGTGCAAAAAAACTGTCAGGTGATGAGTACATTCTGCTGAAAAAATCACGAATTTTCCGCCTGCGTATCGGTGCGGCTATCGGTGATACAGCTATCCCGTCACCAAGTGTGGCAGCTGACGCACTAGACCGAATAGACTCCATAGGCAGGCAGGCGCACGCAGATATGCAGACAGCCGTCACTGCCGCAGAAACGGCGACAACAGCGGCTGAAAACGCAGAAAAATCTGCCACAGACGCAGAGAAATCAGCAGATACCGCAGAACAGGCGGCAAGCCGTGCTGAAACCGCAAAGACAGCGGCTGAAACGTCCGCCACACAGGCAGAAACCGCCATGCAGGGTGCAGAAACCGCACGTGCCGAAGCAGTCAAATCTCAGAATAGTGCCAAGGTATCCGCAGCGCAAGCATCAACGGCAGCACAGCAGACCACAGCCGACAAGAACATAACAGCAGGCTACGCTAAAACCGCTAAGACCAATGCTGACAGCACTGCAGCAGACAGACAGGCGGTGCAGGATATGGCGGAACAGGTGACAGCCGATAAGGCTACAGTGGCAGACCATGCCGCTAAGGTCGCAGAGGACAGAACAGCCGCTGAAACCGCCGCACAGACAGCACAATCCATAGCTGACAGCCTGCCTGAGGACTACACTACAGCTGTCGGAAAGATAGCTGAAAATACGGCTGAAATAGGACGTGTAAAGATGTCCGATAAGGAGTTGAAAAGGCGTGTGGACGCACTGTTTGACATTGGTCAGGGTGTGACACATAAATTTGAAACTGATACAGATACGGCATACGCAAAAACAGTGCCTACAGGGGCAAAGCTGATGAGCGTGAAGTCTGTGGGTGGTAGGTCAATTGTTTGGAATCAGTTGGTTCAACCAACATCTAATGAAATCACAGGTGCAGGCGTAAAGGTTACGTTTTCTGACGATGGCATTATTACACTGAACGGAACGGCTACCACAACAGGTAATGCAGTTTCTGTGCAACCTGTTAAAAACCAAAAAGGTCATAAATATTTACTAAGGGCAAACCCACTGTCAGGTGTTTATGGAGTAAAACAACTTTTATTTTCATCGCAAGGATACGGAGATGACCAAACAGGTCGTGGGGTTATAATCACAAATGGAAGTAGTAATGCGAAATGGTACTATACGTTATATCTATACAATGGCGTTACATATGATAACGTTAAATTACAACCACAGATTTATGACCTCACCCTCATGCTCGGTTCAGGCAACGAACCCACAAGCGTGGAAGAATTTGAGAAAATGTTTCCTGCCGATTATTACCCATATAACGCTGGCGAATTGATGAGTATGAGCGTTAACAACGTGGTAGAACAAGGTAAAAACCTATTCGACTGTTACGGCTTTTCCTGCATAGCAATCTTAAACGTAAATGGCGAGCGAAAACTCAACAATAGTTACGGAACAACAATTTCTACAATTGAACCAACTAATAAAATTGTTGTAACACAGTCACAAGCCCCCGAAAGCGTTATCGCACATGTGAATAACGGGTGGTTCTGCGTAGGTATAAAAGGCATGGAACAGTCAAAAAGATATACATTTTCGTTTGACTTTACTACTACAAAAATGCTTATTCAAAATCCTGTTTTACAGATTTTAGTGAATGGAAGATTTCCAGGAGGCGCTATCAACATAAGTGAATTAAATGTTAAGAAAAGAGTTTCTTTCACACTTGAATATACTAAAGTTGATGATAGGCAGTATATAGAGCTTCGATTAAGTGGCATGAGTGGTATTTTCGAGAATTTCCAACTAGATGAAGGAAGCACTGCAACTGCATATACTCCGTACTATACTCCTATATCATACACAATCCCACAAGCAATCCAAAATTTAGACGGTTACGGCTGGAGTGCAGGAACGGCACGAAATTATGTTGACTATGAAAATAAAAAATACTATCAGTGCGTACAAAGTGTGAATTTGGGAACGCTGGATTGGAAATTTAACACGACTTCCGGTGTTGGAAATCATTTCTACGCACTTGCAGACCATCTCAATTTTAAATATCTAGGTGAATTTGGATCAACCATTTATAATGCGTTGTGCAGTAAATATAGAACAGTTGCAAGAAGTTCCAATGTATTTGTCGATAAAACACTCACAATAGACGGAGTTACCGTAGTTTCACAGATTCAGGTAAAAGACACAGCCTACACCGATGCTACCGCATTCAAACAGGCTATGTCAGGTGTAATGCTGTATTATGAGTTGGCGAACCCTATCGTAACCGATATTTCAACCTTGATTGATGATGATTTTCTGCGAAATCTAACAGTCGAAGCAGGGGGTTCAGTGACATTCAAAAACAGCAATGATAATTACCATATACCCGTTCCAAGCGAAGAAGAGTATATCGTGAAGCTGAGTGAAGTGGGAGGTACAACATGACAGAATTGCAGAAAAAAATGGCGGAGAAGCTAGGGCTGACGGAAGATAATTTCCGCAAACCCAAAGTCACCGAGATAGACAGGATAAAGGCAAACATTGATTTTCTGGCTATGCTGAACGGTGTTGAGTTGGAGGTGAGCGGCGATGAGTAAGAACTACGTCAAGGTCAAGAGATACTATGACAGCCGTTTGTGGTCGGCTGCTATGGTGCACACTGCCGTCGGCAAGTGGATCACGGCGGAGGAGTATACAACAATCACGGGACAAACATATGAAAGCGAGGAACAGTAATGAAAGAAAACACAACAAAAATAATCATATCAGCGATAGCCGCAGGGCTGTCAGCGTATTTCCGTGTTATGGCGATACCTATAGTCATTCTGGTGCTTGTGATGATCATTGATTATATCACAGGAATGTGGAAAGCATGGAATAGGGGCGAATTGTCAAGCCGTGTCGGTCTTAAAGGGCTTTTCAAAAAGGTCGGCTACATATTTGTGGTCGCGGTGTCAGGCGTGCTTGATTGGCTCTTTATCTCAGGACTTTCACAGATAGGCATTGAAGTAAACGTCAGCTTTTACTTCGGTCTTATCGTGACGATATGGTTTATCATCAATGAATGTATTTCTATTTTGGAAAATCTTGCGGTGATAGGTATACCACTGCCGTCATTCTTGGTGAAGATAGTACACAAGCTTAAAATCACAGTTGAAAACAAAGTGGATACAAACGAAAGTGAGGAATAGAAAATGACATATGATGAGTTTATCAAGAAGCACAATGGTGTAGCTGTTAACTATGACGGCGCAGCAGGCAAACAGTGTGTAGACCTTGCAACGGCATATTTCAACGAGGTCTTCGGATCAGGTATCAAGAATTTCTGGTATGACGCTCACCATTTTTGGGATTTATTCGATAAGAACACTTGGCTGAAAGCGAATTTCACAAAGGTAAAGAACACGCCAAGTTTCGTGCCGAAAAAGGGCGATGTAGCGATATGGTCAGGCACGTTGAATGGTGGCTGGGGTCACATAGCCATCTGCACGGGTGAGGGCAACACGAGTTATTTTTATTCGTATGACCAAAACTGGAGCGGAAAAGCCTGCACTAAGGTCAAGCATACTTATGACCACATTGCAGGCTTCCTGAGACCAAAGAATCAGAGCAAGATAAGTGTGAAAGTGCTTGACAAGACAGGCTACAAGCAGGGCAACAAAACAAACGGTGTGCTTGCGCTCAAGGAGCTGCTGCTTCTTGCAAAGGCGGTCAAGCTTCACAGCGTAGGTATGGATAAGAACGGTACATACGGAAAAGGTACTGCAAAGGCAGTTAATACTCTGCTGAAAAAGTGGGGATACAGCGAGAATGGCATTGCAGGCGTGAACTTCATCAAACGGCTTGGCGATGAGATTACAAAGAAGATAAAGTAGGTAGAATTTCAGCCGACAGGGATTAGTCCTTGTCGGCTGTTTTCATATCTTCATCTATTAACTTGTTAATGTACCCGTTGATACTCATGCCCTTACTTTCTGCATAGGCTTTTAGTTCTTCTCTCCTGCCTTTCTTGACAACTAAACTTATTCTGTCATATGCCTTTTCATTATATAGTCTTTTACTGGCTGTTGATGTTTTACCACTCATAGTTGCACCTCCTTATTCTATATTATAGCATACTTGAAGCACTTACACAAGTATGCAAAATACACAAGCATACTTGTGTAAGTTTGTGCATTTTGCACATTTACATACTAACATAAGTATGCTATAATAATATCAGAAAAGAACGAAAGGGGGCGGTTAAATTGGACAAGAAAATAAAAAAGCTTGTTAAGCTGGTCCAATAACTTAACAAGCTAATGATCGAGATAATCGGCTTGATTGGCTACATCTTGATCATAAAAGATTTACTTAAATAAGTAAATTCGGCAGAAAGGAGAGTTGACCGCTCTCCCAACTGCTTGAATTATACCACAAAAACGGAAGGGTGTCAATATGAAAAATGATATTTTCGAACTTTGCAAAGAGCTGCTCAAGCTTGGCGGATTGATACTTGCAGTAGCGTACCTGGTGTTAAGATAATTCAAGGAGGTAAAAAAACATGAAAGTTATAGTAGAAAACGAAAAAATCAAGGTAAACAGCCCGTACAACAAGAGCTTTGTCGCAGGGGCAAAGCAGATACAGGGTAAGTGGAACGCCCCTTGCTGGGTCTTTCCAGAGGAGAACAAGGAAGCCGTCAAGGCGTTGCTTATCGAATGCTACGGAGAGTGTGGAGAGCTTGGTGCGGTCAGCACTGTCACAGTAGATCTTGACCTCGACACTTATACAGAGGGCTACGAGGACGGAGAAATCAGAGTTGGCTCAATCGTTGTTCTGAAAAGACTCTATCGTGATAGAGAAGTTATTTTCTCTGACAATGCAATGCTTATAAGCGGTGGCTTTGCCACTTCGGGCGGCTCTGCCAAAAATCCCAGGATATCAGCTGATGAGGGTACAATCGTTCGTGTTAAGGGTGTGCCTGAAACAATTTACAGTAAGATAAAGGACCATGAGGGCGTTAAGCTCGTATCTGATATAGACGTGGAAAGCTTAAAAGCCGAGCGTGAGAAGCTGCTCAAGAGAATTGCCGAAATAGACGGCTTGCTTGCGCTATGAAAGCGGCGGTCTATATAAGGGTGTCAACGCTGGACCAAGCACGAGAGGGGTACTCCCTCTCTGCTCAGCGAAAGACACTAACAGAATGGTGTGCCACAAGAGGTTATGAGGTATACAATGTATATGCCGACGAGGGTATAAGTGCAAAAGATATTACACACCGTCCAGCGTGTCAAGCCATGCTTGAAGCGGCGTATAACAGTGAATTTGATATCATACTGATATGGGCGTTAAGCCGTTTCACAAGGTCCGTTGCAGATCTTTACGATACATGGGATAAACTACAAAAACATAACGTCAGCGTTGTAAGTTGCACAGAGGGTTTCGACACATCTACACCGACAGGGCGTGCGATGATGGGCGTACTTGGTGTTTTCGCCCAAATGGAGAGAGAATTGACGGCTGAAAGAGTTTCATTTGCGCTTGCTGAAAGAGCTTCACAGGGGAAGCGGACTTGCTCTGACGTTTTAGGCTATGACCTAGACGGAAAGGATAGTCTTACTATCAATGAAACAGAGGCAGAAGTTGTTCGATTAATTTTCAAAAAATTCATTGAGTATCAGTCTTATCTACCTGTAGCTGAGATAGTCAACGCAATGGGGCATCATGGGCGACGAGGAAGTTCATTTAACGCTGAGTCGATAAAGAAAATAGTAACACGACCTGTTTACATCGGCTATTATAGCTTTAAGGGGCATTTATATCAGGGCGACTATGAGCCGTTGATATCGGAAAAAGATTGGAGACACGCACAACGTATCGTACAGAAGATACGTTGCGGTCGGAGAAAGTATATCAGATAGTATTTCAGCCGCCTCGGAGTGATCTGAGGCGGCTGATTTTTTTCTATCTTTGAAAAAAGTATAAAAATTTGAAAAGTATCGTGGGAAAAATATGTTGCGGTCTCCCGCAACCAGTTTCAGGACTATCATTCGATAGTCCTTTTTTCATGCCCAGATCACCCACAAATACCACAAAAAATCGGTCAGTGATCCCATTTGGGATCTACTGACCGATCTTGCTGTTTATTCACTTGCACAAAACATAACGCCAGCCTTAAATCAACGTTCCTTGTCCGTCAACTCAAACCTGATACTGTGCAGTTCAAGCCCATTCTGCGCAAAGTATATCCTGAAAGTTGTGAAGCGTGAGAACATAGGCGTTTCCTTTTCCATTGAAACAGCCTTGCCGCCAGTGCCGTTGAACGTGAACGTACCCACCGCAGTTCCCATGCTGAACAACGTCATAGGTATCTGCGCAAGCTCACTCTGTGTAGAGCTTGCCGTAACTATCACCCTGTAAATACCGAAGTTTGATAGGTCAAGGGCAAAGCTGTAAGAAGTGCCTTTCTTTGTGTCAACATCACTAAGGTCAAGAGTTATGTCACGGTCTACCTTGTAAAACTGTACAGGCTTGTCGTCCTCCTGCTCCTCGTCCTCACGGTTTATCACCTTGACAACATCTCCAATACCCTCCGCACGTTTAAGAGCATTAGTATGAAGAAGAAAACCGCATATGTTCGCCGCATTTCTCTGAAGCTCACACCTCTCTATACCGCCATTTTCAAGGGCGGCAAGGGTGTTGTCGTCATTCTTTTCGCCGTCAGGACAAACCATGTAAACATCGTTCTGCGCCCTAGCCATAGCCGCAAAATCCGTCTTGTCAGGCTCTTTTCCACGAACGTTTATGTTCGCCCACCAGTCCGTCATGGTGAAGCCCTTGAAGCCCCATTCCTCACGAAGTATCACAGTGTTTAGGTCAAAGTTTCCTGCCGTCCACAAGCCGTTTACTCTGCCATATGTGGTCATAACAGAGGAAGCTCCTCCCTCTTTTACCGCTATCTCAAAGCCCTTTAGATATATCTCCCTGATCGCTCTTTCCGATACCACCGAGTCGATAAAATGCCTGTTCGTCTCACGATTGTTTGCGCAGAAGTGCTTTATCGTACCCGTCACCCCTGCACCAGCCATGCCCTTTAACTCAGCCGCCGCCATTTTGCCGGTAAGAAAAGGATCTTCCGAGAAATACTCAAAGTTTCTGCCGTTCAAAGGGTGTCTGTGAATGTTCATTCCGGGGCCAAGCAAACAGTCCACCTTGTTTGCTGCCATTTCAAGCCCCATAAAAGTGAAAAGCTCCCTTGTAAGCTCCTTGTTGAACGAAGAAGCTATCATAGTGCCGTTCGGCAGGCTGAAAGCCTTTGTGCCGCAGTCAAGCCTCATACCCGACGGACCGTCCGAACAGCAGCCCGCAGGTACTCCAAAGCCATTGA